TGGCAGTTACCAATTCCAAAGCGTTTAATTCTTTGATTTTAGTTTCTTTATTATCACCTAAATCAATCTCCTGTTCTAAAGATTTTTCTTTCTCAAGAACCTTTCTCGAATAAGATTCGATATCCTGATTGTCAAGAGTTCCGGCAAAACCTAAAGCACCGCCTTTGTTATGGAAAACACGACCGTCCGACGTGATATGACATTCATTGCTCGTCGGGTGTCTATCAAAATAGTCCTGAGCTTTTTCAGTGTATTTTTTCATTGTATAGAAAATTAAATAGTGTTTAAAAAAGTGTTTAAATGCGTTTAAATAGCTTTTAAATGATTTTCTTCCAGCGAAGAATAAAAGAGGAAACTCCAACAACAATGATTAATAAAAAGATTCTTCCGAGCCATGTTTCAGTTTTTTGCCACAGGTTTAAAGGTTTGTCAACGTAGACGTTTTGGGGCACATAGATTGGTTTTTGCTCGTGTTCTTTAATATATATTTCCTCCCATTGTTTATGGAGTTTCTCTTCATCTTTATAGCAGTCAACTAATAATTTATTACCGTCGATTTTTGCTGTAGGTATTTTGAGGTATTTACCGGATTTAGATTTCGTTTCCGGCGTTTCCTGTAAGACTGGTTTTCCGTTTACGCACTTGATGTAAGCTTCATAATAGGAGCTATCTGCGTCAACTTGAAAAACTGTATCTCTTACAATTTTTGTGATTTCTTTTGTGTTGGTTATAATCACCGGATCGAGTGGTTTTTTGACGGTGCAAGAAACCACCGAACCAATGATTAACAAAAAAAAGTATATGAAAAAAAAAGTACGTTTCATGATTAGAAATTAATTTGTTTAAGCCATGTATTTACATCAAAACTTGGACAGGCTTTTTTGACATTTGGAAAATCCCTATGACCTTGTATTATAGCATTTGGAAACTTCTTTTTAAGTTCTTTCAAAAGCTTTATCATTGATGCTTTTTGAGCATCTGTTCTGTTGTCAAGAGGTTGATTTTTTGCATCAACACCACCTATGTATGAGATATTGATACTTGGCGTATTATATCCAGCAACGCCATTGGATATTTGTTCAATTGGTAAAGTGTTTACGACTTCGCCATCCGCTTTGATCATAAAATGATATCCCGGATTTTTCCAGCCTAAAGTGTTTTTCCAATAGTTTTTAATACTTTCTATTGTTGTGCTTTGAGGTGTTGCAGTGCAATGCAGCACTAAAAATTTGATAGATCGCATAATTGAATTTTAAATAATAAAAATCGCCTGCCTGATTACAGACGATTTTTTCTCTTGATTTTCTTTTGATCTTTATACTGCTGCTTGATTGATTGTAAGAACTCCTTTCCAGTCTTCACGTCTACATCTACCACCTGTTTTGATTAATCCTGAATGGATATCACCATAATACAATGGATTCCCCATATCTTGGAATAATTCAGTATCTCCAGTAGATTTTGCAACACTGTCTTTTTGCCATAAAAATGTCGATAGATTTGAATCAGCTTCTAAAGCTTCGCCCGGAATAATTGGCTGATTGTTTGTCGGATCAAATGCTAAAACAGAACTTCTTTCTAAGAATGTGAACCCGGCATAACTTCCTACAACTCCGTTTTTCAAGTCTACAGAACCCTGAAATGCTGCCATTTGATTATTAGATAAAGAATCGATAAACTCCTGAAGCATATTGCTTTCAAGCATTGCAAAACGATTATCTTTTGCAACATTATCTTTGTTCATTCTTGCTTGAGCAGTTTGAAACTCTTTATAATGAAGTGCTTTTCTCTGACCTGCCTGACCGTCTACCAAGTTTACTGCAGTCGCTGCCCCTGAAGTTTTCAATTGATTTGTAGTTGGTAAATAAGCAACCTGAGAACCTCCTCCGACAGTTGGTTTAAAACCTCTAACCCAATTGAACAACATATCGTCTCCAACAGTTTCGGCAAGTGTGTTTGTGTGATCTCCAAGAACTGAATCTGTTTTTGCATAGGAAATTTCCATGCCTTCAGTCCAAGTGATTAGAGTTGGGTCAGTTGAGTAGACATCAAGTGCGTAAAACACTGCTGTATCACCTCTTTGAACAGCAACTGCAGGAAGTGAACTTCTATTTTTCACTACGTTAGGCTTTGCACCTGCTTGTGGAATATAAACAATAGAACCTCCTTTTACGAATTTAGATTCGTCAACAGAATGCGCTAAATGCGGATTTGTTTTAAAAAGTTTTTCAACAATGTATGATACCCACAACTCTTGTGGAATCTTTGGATTTGCCATATTATATTATGCTTTTAGATTAGGGAATTTTTCTGTTCTCAGTTTTTCATATAGGTCTGGAAATTGTTGTCTCACACCTTCTAACTCATCAGATTGATATAGATCATCCCATGATTTACCTGTGTATTTTTTCAGCTCCTCTTCACTGCCTTTAATTTTATCAGTTACTGAAACCTGAGCAGGCATTTTATCAATCAGGTCTTTTAAACCATCAGGATTTTCGGCAAAGTTTTTTGAAAGGGATTCGGCTAACTCATTTGTCAGTTTTTTATCCTTTTTCCCATTGTCGATAAGGTCTTCAACTTGCTTTTTCACGGATTCAGCTTTTAAATCTTTCAGGTCTTTTTCTAAACCGTCGGCTTTGTCAGCTTTTTCAACAAGGTTATTAATAGCGGTTACAACTTCAGTTTCGTCACCGTCTTTAAGATTTAACGCTGCATAAATTGACGCAGCAAGTAGAGTATTACTCATAGTATGTTCGATTGTATAATTGTCGAAATCAGCTAAATTCAGCTCATTATCATCTTTGTCGTAAAGATTTGCAAGAGCATTGTAGTTTCCGGGAATGTCAACGAGTGAAATTTCACGGGGAAACCACTTTGTTACTGTTGGTTTTTCCTGACCCGGAAGCATTAGATTTTTAGCATTTGATGCTTCTAAGACTTTAATCTTGCCAACCGATGCAGCATTTAAAAACCCTGATTCTACTTGATCAGCAATTGATTGCCCTTCAGGATGCGAAAGATTAATAACAGGTTTAGCGAAAAGTTTATCACCATCGACTCTGAAATCATCCCAACGAACAACAACTCCCTTTTCTCGGTTATGCATGTGATAGCCAATAGGATTCTTTTTTACTTCATCCAGTAAAAGACCCGCTGTTAAACAACGATATTTGTAGACATTCACTGAATCGTCTGTGATACAGAATTCTTTGTCAATTTTTTTAAACTTTTCGCTCATTGATTATTTATAAGTTAGTTTTGAAAATGTTTTACCAGTTTCTGACATGATGTAATAAGTACTATCCTTGTAAAGAGGTATAGTAACTTCTAAAGTTGTTTGAATAAATCCGTAACAATTCTTGGTATATTCTGTTGCTTCAGAGTCCAAATCTGCCACATGATTTGACTGAAAAACCTCTTTAAAAATGTCCGAAAATTCCTCATAATTAGAATCCCTGTCGACAACTGAATAAGTATTTCCAATAATTGTGTTAATCTGTTTGTTGCGCTTTGTAACTGTTCTAAGTGTGTACATAATGTGTGTGTATTTTTAAATTCTGAAGCAAACTTCCGAAAATGCGTAAGTGATTGAAAGTAAGTGCGCAAGGATTGCACAACTATTTCAAAAACAAGTTGTTAAATATCAATTTTGTATCGAGAAATATTATATATGGCAGGAAGTAAGACAGAACAGCGAGAACATGCACGGCTTTTATATGTGAATGAAAAAATCACATTAAAAGAAGTTGCAGAGCGTGTAAAAGTGACAGAGAAAACTGTCGGTAAATGGTGTAAAGATGACAATTGGGATGATCTTCGTAAAAGTCTAATGAACACAAGAGAAAATCAATTGATTCACTTTTATAATCAGTTAGAAGCTGTTAACATGGATATCGCCAACCGCCCTGAAATTAAAATCGATGGGAAGCCTATTCAGAGACCATTAAAAAATATTCCTACATCTGCTGAGGCTGATATTCTGACAAAAACGACTTCAAACATTAACAAATTAGAGGTTGAAATCGGACTCGGTGAAATTGTGGTAACAGGAAAAAAACTTATCACTTTTATTCAACAGGTAAACCTTCCGGACGCAAAACTTTTCAAAAACTATTTCGACGAGTATATCAATAACCGACTAAAGAATGGCTAATAAAAAAACCGATAAGGATTGGCTGGAAGAATGGAAAGAGTTTGGAGATAATATTGAAAATGCAACTCCAATTGACCTTACCGAATCTTCAGTTGATAAATTAAAAAGAATTGAACGGTTAGAAGCCAATGACGAGGAATGGTTTAAATACTATTTCCCGAATTTTTACACGTCTGAACCCGCACCTTTTCATTTAAAATCAACCAAAAAGGTGATGAAAAACGACGAATATTATATTGTTCGTTCGTGGGCTCGTGAGCTTTCAAAGTCAGGTAGAACAATGATGGAAGTTTTAAAACTTGCCTTAACAGGTAAGAAAAAAAACATCCTATTAGTTTCAAATTCTTGGGATAACGCCAACAGGCTACTAATGCCATACAAAACCATTCTTGAGCGTAATAACAGAATTATTGCCGATTATGGAAATCAGAAACGTATCGGCTCTTGGGAGGAAGGAGAATTTACCACAAGAAAAGGAATTGCCTTTAGAGCTTTAGGAGCTGGGCAATCTCCCAGAGGAACCCGAAATGATTCTATCCGACCTGATGTAATTATAATTGATGATATCGATACAGATGCTGACTGTCTTAATTCTGAAATCATTGAAAAACGTGTAAAATGGATTCAGCAGGCTCTAATTCCAACCCGTTCCATTTCAAGAGGACTTTTAATTATAGCGTGTGGAAATATTATAGCAGACTATTGTTGTATTACAGAAATGGGAGCTATGGCAGATTCGTGGGAGGTTATTAATATTCGTGATGAAAATGGAAATTCTACATGGCCACAAAAAAACACAGAGGAGGCAATCGCAAGAGTATTAAAAATCATCGATTACGAATCAGGTGAAAAAGAATATTTCAACAATCCAATGGATGGAAGCAAGGTTTTTACCAACATTGTTGATACCGTAGCATTTGTTTTAAAATATTGCAACCACGTAATCATTTATGCTGACCCTTCACCCAGTGACAGCGAGGCAAAAACTTCATCAGATAAAGCGATTGGAATTATCGCAAACAAAGGTTTAGACTTCCAATTATTTAAAGTATGGCTCGATAAAATGACTAACGCAAAATTTGTGGAATATCTGTATTTAGCTTACAAAATTTGTAAAAAAGCTGGAGTAGACCCAATCGTTGTTTATATTGAAAATAACACATTACAAAATCCACATTATGAACAAGTTATTTTGCCCGAAGTATTCAGAAAAAAAGATTCAGAAAAAATAAATCTACCAATTACTCCTGATGAGAGGATAAAACCTCATAAATGGAGCAGAATATCAGGTACGATGGAGCCAATGATTAGGCTTGGAACTTTTACTTTTAATGAAGATGAGAAAGATAATCCTCACATGATTCGAATAAAAAAACAGTTTAAAAATGCTAATTCAAAATCTAAAGCATTGGATGGTCCCGATATGTGTGAAGGAGGTGTGACAATTATTAATGATAGAATAATTGTGGATGCAGCTACAGGGGGAATTGAATCTCAACATCGTGAACCAAGTAAACACAGATTATAATTATGATAATTACAAAAGCAGATTTACGAACTGAATTAGAACCTGAAGTAATTGAAGAAATTACACGGGCTTCTGATGAAGAAGTACAAGACCATATTGAATCAGCAGAAGACTTTGCAAAAGGTTTTCTTTTTAAATATGATATAAAAGCACTTTTTGGAACAGCCAACAGTACACCAACCGTTAAAGATGCAGGTTTAAAAAAATGCATTAAAATTTTAACAGCTTATTTTTTAGTAAGAAAAGCAAATCCAAGTGTTCAAACTGATTTATTCAGAGATGATTACATGATGATGATAGGCACAAAAGAGGAACCCGGATGGTTGTATGAAATAAGAAATGGCGCAATTAATCCAGATTGGCCATATAAAAAAGACGATCCCGAAACACCGCAAGACGAAAGCCAACAAAACAATGACTTCTACTGGACTTCTGATATTAAAAGAACAAACCGATTTTAACCATGTCAAAAAATAGAATTAAACCGCAAGCACCGCAAACTGCTGCTCCTACATACCTTATTCACGATTTAACAGTCGTATCGCCTGACAGACAGCGTAAAGATGTACAGTCATTAAAAAACGCTGTAGTTACAGCAGAACAGGTTCATTTTCCAAACAGAACTTTATTGTACGATTTGTATCACGACGTTTCTTCTATGGATGGTTTTTTAAGTGGAATTATCAAAAAAAGAATCGATGCTGTTCTAAATAAAAAATTAAAGTTTTTAGATAAAAGCGGAAAAGAAGTTGAGGAAGTTTCTAAGCTGATGCGCTCCAATGCCGGACGAGAGTTAATTACAAAAATTCTTGAATCTATTATTTGGGGGATTTCAGGTGTTGAATTTAAAATCGGGCAAAAGTTTGAATGGGAAGAAATTCCGAGAAAACATATCAAACCGGAAAAAGGTTTGATCACGAAAAGCCAATATGGTGTTTCTGAGGATAATGGTTTTAAAATTGACGATCTTCCATTTGTTTGGGTTATTGGCAAAAAGAACGATTTAGGCTTGCTTTTAGCGTGTTCGCTGTATGCTATTTACAAGCGTGGTAATTTCGGAGACTGGGCTCAGTATGTCGAAATTTTCGGGCAACCCGTCCGAATTATGGAGTATGATGCTTATGATACCAAGACAAAAGAAGAACTGCGAAAAGTTCTGAATGAATCGGGTAACTCTTTGGCAATGATGATTCCAAAACAGGCCACATTCCAAATGCTTGACGGAAAACAGAGCAACGGAGATGGTAAACTTCAGGAAGCTTTTAAAAATGCTTGTAACTCTGAAATGGCAATTGCTATTTTGGGAAATACTGAAACTACTTCCAGTTCTCAAGGTTCTGGGTATGCTCAATCTAAAGAACACGGAGAGCAGCAGGATGAAATAACTGCTTCAGATTTGATTTTCGTTGAAAATTGTCTGAATTCCGAAAAGTTTCTGACAATTCTAAAATCATATGGTTTTGATGTTGAAGGAGGTGAATTTGAGTACAATCTTCCGATAAGTTTAGCAAAGCTTAAACAGCGTCTTGAAATTGATTTAAAAGTATCTGAAAAAGTTCCTGTAGGTGATGATTATTGGTACGAAACTTACAGAATTCCAAAGCCTGACAATTACGACGAATTGCGTAAAAAAATGGACGAAAAAGCTTCTTTGAGTTCTCAACCAATTAAGCCGGGCGAACAAAAAACTGAAGAAAAAGAAGAACAGAAAAAAGAAGATCTTGCCGATTTTTCAGAGCCTAAATTTTTAGACAATCTTTTTTCAAGGCTTGCCGATTTTTTCGACCAAGCCCGACGTTGATCGGGCAGTTAAATAACCTTTATAGTAGGCAATGCGAAGTTTGTGGAGGATATCACGATCTATCAGATTTTGAGGATTTGGCAGATAAGCCATTAGACCCTATTTATGAGCAAATTGTAAGAGATTTACTTAAAAATAAAAATACTCCTATTAATGCAGATTTACATTTAGAAACGGCAAAGAGATTAAGTAAAGCGGTAAAGATAACAACAGAACTAGGTACACCATCCAAACTTGAGCCATATTTAAAACGGAATATTTACCATTTTTCCGCTGCTAAAAGTTTTACGCAAATGCAGTATTATCGTGACGGAATGGTCGATAAAAATGGCAATATTAAGAGTTTTTCAAGTTTTAAAAAGTGGGTTGCCAATTCCGGTGAAATGTTTAACGAGAATCATCTGAAAGTAGAGTATGACATGGCGCATTCTTCTGCATTGATGGCAAAAGCTTGGGATGAATTGGATTCTGAACTCGTTGAATTTACAACCGTAAGAGATAGACGTGTAAGACCTAATCATGCGTTGTTAGATAAGTTTACAGCTCCGAAATCAGACCCGATTTGGAAGCGTATTTGTCCTCCATTAGACTGGGGTTGTCGTTGTAAAATTACAGCAGGAAATGCCAACACAAAACGAAAGCTTACTAATACTGAAGCGTACAATATTGTAAAAGATGATGTTAAGGGAACTGTATTTGAAAACAATACTGCAGTTTCAAAAATTATCTTCAACGATAAGCATCCGTATTTTCAAAATGCGAACGGCAAAGAAAAACAATTAACGTGGTCGCAATATGGAATGCAGAATCTTGATAAAATAAGAACCCGTGAATTAGATGCATTCCAAACTCGTGAACATGGAAAAGACCAAACCATCAAACAGCCCCACGAAAGCTGGATGAATCCCGATAAAGGCACAACTCACCACGTTAGATATTATCAAGACAAAACGGTGATTGTGACGACGGGAAAAGACGACCAAGTGGAAAGTGTAAAAGTTATTGGAATGAGCCGTGATCGAGCTATTAACCAATTTCGTAAAGGCGTTTTAATGCACAAAGAATAATTATGACACCACAACAAATGGAAGCCGAGATAAGGCGTAAAGCATACAAGGTTCAGAATTATGTTGATAATATAGCTCCGAACAAACAGGCTAAAATGATTCTTCGTTTTATCAATGGTAATTTCAGAGCTCAGGGTTTTCAGGGAACTTATTTTAAAAAGTGGAAACCTAACAAAAAAGGAACTCGAATTTTGATTAAATCCGGACGATTAAGAGCTGCAACGACAGCAACGGTTTCAGGCGGTCAAGTTACGGTTAGAAATTCAATGCCGTATGCAGATATTCATAATGAAGGTTTTAAGGGTAAAATTTCAATTCAAGCTCACACCAGGAATAAATATTCCAAGACCAAAATAGGAACTGGCAAGCTCACTAAAACAGGAAAGGAACGACGAAAAACCGTTAGTTTTAAAAGTGGTGAAATGTCTGTAAAAGCCCATAAAAGAAGAATAAATATGCCACGTAGACAATTCATGCCGACCGCAAAGAGACCTTCTAAAACATTAGAGAACTCGATCACCAATATGACTAACAAAGACCTTCAAAAAATCATGAAATAATGGATAATTTTTTTGCACAAATCATCAGCGACCTTCAGGATCGCATTTCAACAGAAGTTCCTGAATTTAGATATATTGATCAGGATTTAGGACAATTGGGTCAAACCAATGACGACGAAAAACCGTCTTTAGCTTATCCAGCAGTTTTAATTGATTTTCCGGACAGTAACTATTCAAATCTTTCGAGCGGTGCACAATTGGGAGCCGTTCCTATCAGCTTACAGTTGATTTTCGCTCCATACAGCCCAACATGGAATAAAGTGCCGGGATTGGTAAAGAAAAAGGGTTTAGAATATTTAGAAATTGAGCAAAAACTATTTAAAGCCTTGCAAAATTGGAATCTTGATTATTTTTCGCCATTGATAAGAATCAGTGCCAAAAGCCAAAATAATAATGACGTTGGTTTGCGTGTAAGATTGTTGACTTTCACAACTGAGTACGAAGATTACAGCACTTTTGATGAGGAAATTACCTTTACGTTTAAAAGCTCTTTAAACGATGATTAAAACAGGCTTAATTGTTCTTCAGTTTCAACTTTTGGAAAAACCATTCCTTTGATATTCATCCACTGACGATAAGATATAAAGATGTTGTGTTGAGGAAAGTAATTGTTGAGTATTCGTGTATCAGGCACATCGACGTGCTTATATTGGTTGTACACCGATATAATATATTTTGCTCGCTTTACATAATTTCGTCGGTTGTACGCCATCTAACAGCAAAAATACATCGTAATTTAATACGAGTCAAGGCGATTTACTGCAATAAAAAAACCGCTAAATAGCGGTTTTTTTATTGCACTTTAATTTATCTTTGAAAAAGAACAATTGATATAATCAGTTTCAGTTGCAGTTAGATAATATTTTATTTTTTTTTCGGAATTTTCATAAATAAAACTATCTCTATGACCTTCTGTAATTTTTGTATCAGGTTTGATTTCTTTAATCCAAAATGGTAATATAACACTGCATTTACCTCTTGCTTTACTGAATTTATGAGATACCCCGTAAACCATATAAGATAAGGTTACTTCATTTGAATTTATATTATTTTGTAAATATTGTTTAACTTTTTCGTCAGAAGTTGTTTTAGGTAAATAATAGTAATAAATCTCGTCTCCATAAATTGAATCAGTTTTGCTTGTCTTTACAAGCTTATATTCAGGAATCAGATTTTGCGCTAAAAATTCAGGTGTATTTTGGTCACCTTTATCAAATTTTGTAATTAGCTCAATATTCTGACAAAAAGCAAAACATGATAAAAACAGGGTTAAAAGTAAATATTTATTTTTCATATAGTTTAAAATTTCCGTAATGGTCGTTTAGCAAATCTATAATTTTTATTATTAATTCCTGAATTTTATCAAGAGACTTTTTATCAATAACAGAACCATCTTTCCAACTGTAAGGGTTTTTTGTCGTTTTAAACTCTTTATAGATAATTCTTAACTGCTGTTTAAAAGCTTCAATTTCTGAATTTTTACCAATTCCGATGATAATATTATTCAATTGTAAATGCATTAATCTATCGGGCGTTTTTTGATGCCGTTCTAGTTCTCCGATGTGCATTTTGTAATCCATGAAACAAAATTATTGTTTTTCTTAGAAAGAGCAAAACTATGAATCCAATGCCGAAATACTCATCTTTATTGCATTAATTGCACGTTTCATTTTAACGTTTTGATATTTTTCGTCAACATTCAAATAGTCTCTACCAATCATTAAACCAAGAGTGAAAAATTCGGCTGCTTTTAATTCTTTCTCGGGGTCTTTAGTCTTCAGAACCATTGTAGATGAATCAGCTCCTTTCTCTATTGTGATATCACACATTGCTTTAACGCCCATACCCATGATGCTATCTTCAAAACATTCAAGAAGTGCATCTATTTTTTCATTTTCTGTAAGTATTCTATATTCTGCCATGTTGTAAAATTATTAAGTTGTTTTTGAAAAAAAATACGGCTTTCCGTAACCTATTTAATTTGTTCTAAAATTTGTTTTATTTCTTTATTGAGTACTTTTGTATAAATCCTTTCTTCAGATTGAATTTCGCCAGTTTTACAAGCAGTAAATGTCCAGCTTTCATGTGAAGTTATGCCACCCGGAAAAGTTTCATCTGTGAACTGCCAAAGCCAGCTTTTAACTTCATAGCCTTGCTTTTGAAGGAACTCAAAGATTTGAGACTGTGTGAAATTAATTTCAATTTTCATCTTTACTACGTTTTCGAGTTCTTCGCTTATTCTTATCATTTAATCGTATTTGGTTTTCCGCCTGTAGTATTTTTAAAACTTCCGGGTGCGAGTATTGGGATGTATTATCAATCATTGTTTGCAATCTTTCATCATCCATTTTTTTTACAGCCTCAGGAAGAGCTAAGAGATATGAATCATAATCAAACAAAGGATTATCTTTTCTTATTACTCCAGTATTTCTTTTGATTGTCGTCGTCTTAAGCATTTTGGAAAGTTCTTCCAGTTTTTCTTTAGACTTTTCAGAATATTCGTGGTCTTTCACTGCATCGTTTTCAGCTCTGATTTTTTGATTTTCTTCGTTGATTCTGTTTTCGTGAAAAGCCTCCGTTTTTTTATCTAAATATTTATTGACCCATGAAAGTATCACAATTGAGTCAAGTCTATATAAATCGCCAAATTCACCGCTTCTTGCCATCTTAAAGAATAACATAATATCCTCCAAACTTTCACCTCCGAATCTTTCAAAGAGATCAGCGGATAAAGCGATCATTTGATCTTCATTCAGTTTCTTACCTACATTTACAAGATCATTAAATCTTTTTACGATGAGAAAAATTGATTTAATTAATTCTTTCTCGGATGCTTTTTGATTGATAAGCAAAGGAGCTGAAACACATTTTTCAATAGTTAAGCTCCTTTCTACATTTATAAGTTCAAACTTATCATCGCTTACCAAACATTGCATCAATTTTGTCGAACGCTCCGGAAGTGTTGTTTCCGGTGTTAACTTTGTTAATTGCTGCGAAGTGTTCTGCATACATTTTAGGATTTTCTTTAACATTAAGAACCTGATTAATGTACTTATCAAAGTTCTTTTCTCTAAAAATTGTGACTGGGTTTAAGTTGTCACACATTTCAACATTTTTTTTCCACTGAATCGTTTTTAGCTGAATTACTTCCTGAATTTCGATTACTGTGTAACCTTCCTTTAAAACTCGTTTTATTCCTGCTAAATTTGATTTTCCGCCTCTGTGTTTATGTCCTGTTATTTGATTGAATAGATTGAGGATTTCTATTTCAGGACTTACGATTTCTTCCATTATACATCATTTACTTTTTTTACAATAATTTTTCCAGCTTCATGCGAACAGTTAAAGACATGAATAACCTTAATAATCTCATAAGTTGCTTGCTTTAACTCTATAAATTCGCCTTTTCGTGGTGGTGTGACATAGCATGTTGATGCAAGAAAAACACCTTCTGTATCTCGAAAAAGAAATTCACATTCCAGTCTTGTACCGATATCTGTAACATGGTCTTGCAAAATGATATCAATCTCTTTTGCTATTTCATTTTTATCTGTCCTTGAAAACAGTTCTATTAATCTTTCTCGTTGGTTTTTAAATGTATTCATATTAATTTTTAATATTTAAATGCAGTCCAATGTAATACGTATCCAGCATAACAATCCTCAATCATTTCGGCAACGAAATAATCTCGAAAATCTTCGTAACAATCAAAACCGTCATTGATAGCAAGTTTTTCTATTTCAGGATAATACATGTATTTATCTTCGATGCTTACTTCAAATCTCCCCTGTATGAAAGTCATAAAAATTCGTTGTTTGCCAATCAATGGAATTCTGGGAGCAAATTGAAACATATTTTTTTGTCTTGCATTGATGTAAAAATCAATCATTACTCCTTTTTTCCATCGGTTTTTTTCATTTTTCCGAATGGTATGAATTTTTTGACTGTGATTTTTTGATGCAATTCCAAAATTTAAAGGTTCTTCAGTTAATTTATTATGTTCAATGGATAACAAAATTTTCTCAGGAAAATGAGTGTTTTTACCGTTTATTTTTGTTTTGAAACTTAATATCATTTTTCTCTAATTCTTTAGGTTTTACAAGTGGTTGGTTTCTTAAAGCTTCACGTTCACCAAAAAGAACGTGAAGCGGTGTTTTTCTTTTCTTTAGCATTAATTATAATTTTGCTGTTCCGAGATATATCCTTCAACCATTCTTCCTGCGAAATTGAGGTCTTTTTGAGCGTTGAGAAATGCAGCGTAAAGACTATCCAAGCGAGCAGAAGGGATATCGTTAAAACGCTGATATCTTGACGCTGTACACGCAATTGCTTTTACATATTCTGTTGTAACAGTTTTATTCATTTTTTTGAACATTCCGAAAATAGCTGCAATCACACGTTTACGTTTTCTGTTGAGGTTTTCTGTAGAATTTCTTTTGTAGAACTCACACAAAACATCAATTTCGTTAGGGCTAAGATTTTTTGCTGAATCGGTTCTGCCATGTGTAAAAGCGCTAATTATTTCAGCTCGCTGATTTGTCACACCTTCCTTTGACATGAGCGTCATTAATTTTTTAAGTGTTGCCATATTTTTAATCTTCTACTGTTAAATCACTTTGTAAAAATGTATCCATTCTTCGTCTCAATTCCGCTTTGGATTTTGCCCCGTTTGAGAGTAAATTCCAGTTTAAATGATTTTTATCTTTAAACTTTATTAATAGTTGGTTTTCATCAGCTCTAATTATTGTGAAACCTGCCTTTAGTAATTTTAGTTGATCTTTAGCTGTCATATTGTTTGTTAGTCTATTGAGAATTGAAAGTTCACACGTTTAATAATACCTTCACCAAAATCTACCATTTTGTAACCTCTTGCATATCGACTGGTTCTGATATCAATCATTGCATCATTAATGATATCCATTCCTTCACTAAATAGTTGTGAATTTGCTTTTTCACGCATTGTGTTAAGCTGTCGTACTTTTTTCGGCTCGTAATTTCCTTGAGCATCTGTTTTCAAGAAAATCTGTATCATTTCCATCAATACCTTTTCATTTTCTGATTCTCCAGCCAAAGAGGTCATATATTCACGGATTTTTACGATTCCTTCAGCTTCAGTTCCATTAAAAGAAGGTTTCATATTCCAACCAACTTTAATACTTGCAGAACCATCGTCAAGCGTAAAAGTGTGGCTGTCCTGTTCTCTTTTTTTATTTCCGAACACTTCAGCACGAAGCTCAATAACAGGCTCAATATTGGAGAAAAGTGTTACTATTCGATTTTCGATATCTTCACGTTTGTCTATGAAATAATCTATCTGTCCGATTACAATGTCGTTTTCTAAACCTTTGAGCAATTTTTTATCTTTTGCCAGTTTAGCTTTTTTATCTTTTTCCTCCTGTGCAACCTGGTCAGCAATTGTTTGTTTCTGTTCCGGTGTTAATTGTGCGATGTCAATTGTTGTCATAATATGTTATTGTTTATTATTAATTGTTGTAATTGTTTTTTACTTTCTTTGATTTCTTGAATAAGATTATCTGCTATTGTATCGTCGCTTACATGCTTTAATTGCTCTTTAAGCTGGCAAATATTCTTTTCAAGCTTTATCTCCATTGTTTCTGAAAATACAAGCTGATATCTATAATTTTGTAAATGATTAAGAATGTATTGAGAATTACTAATTGAACCTTGACAGATGGCCTCCTTGTGAGCGATGTAAATAAGTTCAACTATTTTTTCATCGCTTACATTCAATTTTCTAAGCTCGAATTTCTCTTTTGATATTAATGTTTGAATTTCAATCTGAAAGCTCCACGCTTGCAATAATTCGGGAAAGGGGAGAAAATTTTTAAATATTGAAAAATCTATTTTTTTGCTCATATCACATTTCGGGAGCTTCCCAGTTTTTAGATTTTATAAAAATTAGTTTCGTCTTTATTTTTTCTTCAACATCTATAGGAAGTAAATAAACCTGTGAGTTGATTAATGCACTGCGTTCTTTGTGAATAAAAATCCTGTCAAATGCTGTGAGGTACTTTTCACCGTAACTATCGTATTGTAGTGCAATGGTGAGTTTTTCAAATCTTTCGCTTTCTGTGTAGGTCATTTGGTTATTGTATTTTGCCCA